CGTCTTTCTGTTCTTACTTCTAATTCTCCACATCGTACACCATAGTCGTTAAGATATTCGTTTCTAGGATATGCAGGTTCTACAAACAAAGCTAAGATTGTAAGAGCCAAGATTAGTAGTCCTGTAAAATAATAATTCATCTTGAGAACCTCCATGCATTACCTGTTTAAATCCTTAATATCATAGTCGTGTTCTCTAACTTGATCTGCTAGTTGTCTGTATAAATTCTCTGCCATTTGCCACGTAGACTCTGCAGAAGTTAGTCTTGTGTTTTGATCTGTAATTTTATCTTCAGCAACTTTTAAATCTCTCTGAAGATCTATAATTTCTTGCTGGTTTGAATTAATAGTGTCTGTAAGATTTACAATATATCTAACGCCTGTAAATGTACCAACTAACACTGAAGCTACTACAGGTACTAATACAAAATTCTTTTTTAATAAATCTGCTAAGTTCATCTACGTTCCTCATTTTTTCTTTTCTTCAATTTCATAAAAGAAATTGTCGGTGTCTTCTGTTTTCCATGCTCCGGTATCTTCTACATTCCATTCTGAAGTTTGTACTTTCCAGTCAGGAGTATCATCCTTAACTGTGAATGAAGGTATATCCCAGATTAATCTATTGTTTGGCTGAGCCGCATAATTGCCGTCATCTAACGCCAATATATGAGCGCACTTATGTTCGTGCGGTACTTCCGAGTGATCGGTGTCTACTATATTACTCTCTGGATGTGCAAAGTCAACGGTAAATAAATAACTACCGTGATGCCATTTTTTATCTTTGCCTATATATTTTCCGTGTTGTCCACCTAAAATATCATAAGTAGTAACAGCAGGATAATAACTAAAAGAATTCCAAAGCTCCAGTTCATCAAGTCTCTTGGATGGAACAGACTTGGGTTCATAACCACGTTGAATAAAAGCCGTAATTGGGAGACGATAAAAGATTGCGCCATTTTCCATAAGTGCATGCCATAGGATAGCCCTACCTGTAATACAGCTAATACCAAAGATAATGCAGTCTTCAACTTCTCCGTGATGTTTTTTGAGATCATATAAATACTCCCTTTTTATTTGTGCGTATTGTACAGGAATATTTGCATTTAAGTAAGCCATAATTTATCCTCATTTCATTGTACCCCAATTTGGTCCAGATTCATAGTCTACTTTATTCTTGACTTCAAGAGGTATGGTTTGTTCCATCGTTTGTTTGATTAACTCTGCTTCGTGGTCCGTGGTCGAAAAACAAAGTTCATCGTGTATTTGTATGTGAGGCACTATACCTTTTTCATATAGATCGACCATTGCCTTTTTTGTCATATCCGCAGCTGATCCTTGTATTAATTTATTTAAAGCTTTGTAAGTGAATGCTGGTGTGTAATGTTTTTCAAAGTGTTCTAGTTTCTCGTCTACTAATTCTTTATACTTTTCCATCTGCTCTAGTTTATAAGCATCGATAGCTTGTTCTTTAGTGTATAAAGGTACTTCATCGAATCTATTTATCTTAGAGTTCCATTTTTTATCAGTAGTTTCCCACTTATTAAACCTACAAAATCTATCCCCTAAAGTATATAATAGCCCTTCTTCTGATGCAAAGTTTGATAAAGCATAAGATAATTGTTTAACAAAAGGTACTTTACCATGATACGTTTGAAATAATTTGTTAGCATCAATACGGTCTAGGTTTAATTCTTTTTGTAGTTTTAATTTACCCATACCATAGAAAAGACCTAGGTTAATTACTTTAGCTTGTGACCTTGGTATGTTTGCCATATCTGCAACGATCTGATGAAAGTCTGCGTTCTCTTTGTCAAATTCTTCTTGTAAACCATCAGTTCCAGGTAGTCCTATTTTAATAGCATAGTGTACTACAATTCGTGGCTCTTGTTGTGAGTAGTCAAAGCTGCCCCATTTAGTTCCTTCTTCAGGTATAAATAGTTCTCTCATTTTTTTACCAATAAATCCTTTTGATGGAATCTGTTGTAGGTTAGGGTTACTCATAGAAAACCTACCCGTAACTGTCCCACCAGAGTCTGATCTTATTTGATTAATATCTGCATGTATTCTGCCGTTGTGAACAAAACTTAATAAGCCATCTACAAATGTAGATTTAGCTTTGTCACATTCTCTAGCTTTAGCTACCATTCTTAAGAATCTATTTTCGTGTGTTCGTAAATAATCTTTTGGTAGTTGGGGTAATTTAGATTTAGGAGTTGTTTTATAATTTGTAATCTTTTGTTGATCTAATAAATTTTTTATAGATGCTGCAGCCCAAATTTGTACATCTATGCCTGTTCTTTTTTTAATTATATTAATAAGATTAATTTTACGTTTCTCTAACTTATCTCCAAACAGTTTAGCTTTTGCGGTATCTATTTTAACTCCCTTAAACTTCATGTCAACTAGGCAAGGAAATAATTTTGTTTCTAATTCAAATATATTTCTACAAGTTTTCTTTTCATTGTTTTCAGGTTTAATATATAATACTTCGTCTAATTTTTTATTAAATAAATTCCACAAACGTAAAGTTAAACTTACATCTTGTTTTGCATATTCTTTTACAACAGAAGCGGGTAGCTTATGCATGTTAGTCATTGGATCTTTTACTGTACCACCAGACCACTCTAATGTTTTTTCTTGTAAATCGTATTTATATTTCTCATCTTTTAAATAATCTTTTGAAAGAGAATCTAATGAATATCTAAATCTATTTTCATCAATTACAGAAGCAGCAATCATTGTATCTACAATTCTACCTTTCATTTTTTTACCTGTCGCAGCTCTTATCCAACATACATCATACATTGCATTGTGAAAAACTTTGGTAATCTTTTCATTCTGAAAAATCTTTTCGTTTAAAGACTCCCAGATTTTTAATTTTTTATCTAAAGATAAATCTGTATCTGCATGACTTAGTGGAAAGTATGCAATCTCTTTATCTGTTGCAACTGCAATACCACAAATAAATCCATCTCCTCTAACTGCACCTAAACCTTTTGATTTTAAGTTAGGGTCATAAGTCTCTATATCGATTGCAACTGTGTCTATATTCTTTAGATCTAAATCTTCTGGGGTCTTACACATTATAATCCCTTTCAATTATCATTTCTAAAAAGTGTATTGCTTTTAATATGTCTTGTTTCTTTCCTTTGTCACGGTGCCTTATTATATATTTTATAGCACAACCTTCAGGATATAACAACTCATTCTCAACTACAAACTTACTTGGTTGTATTTTATATTTTTGATAGTGTGATCCACCGTGCTGCTTGTCCCATACTTTAGTCATTGTCTTACTCCTAGTGTGTATTGTTTTTGTGATGTGATTGTCCAACAATCTACTCTTCCTCTACTGTATGCTACATACTTTAAACGAAGTTGTGTGAAATAATCTTCTCTTCTTGTTGCAGTTAAATCTACAATGACATTATCAAAAGTCATGCCTTTTACTTTGTGTATACTTCCGTATTGAACTCTACTTGTTTCTTCAATGTCTACGCCATCTCTAATTAAATATCTTATAAATCTAACTTGCTCTTCATTAATTCTACTTTTTACTCTAGTGTCCAAAAAGTCAGTAAACTCAAGGCTTTTTTCATATAAATAATTTTTATCTATTAGTTCTTGAATAGTATAATCCTTATCAATCCAATCTTTAAATGTTTCTTTTCCTTTTCCTCTTACAATAGTTTGCATACCCATATACTCCCAAAAATATTTTATTTGTTGCAAAGGCATAGCTTTACCTTTGACAAAAGCAGGCCAGTTTTTATGACAATCAAATTGTTTTTTAGAAACAAAATCAGAATTACCTACAGCAGAAAAATTAATTCCATTTCTTAATAAGAAAGCTCTAGCCCATTTGTGTGATGGGTTGCCTCTGAATGTAAATAAAAAAGTTTCTTTTGTATTTTTTATCTTGTCTAATAAAATTCTCATATGTGAACAGTCTGATATGTAATTAGGTAAATGATAATGATGACCGATTATGTTTTCTGCAGGTTTCCAAACTCTATTGTAATCATACTCTTGCCATATGGGAGCTATAATTTTTTTACATAATTCATTTATTGTTTTACCACATCTTAAACCTTGCTTTAATTGTTCTGCGTTCTTAGATATAGTATGAAAATAATCTGCATCTGCTCCAGCCCATTCAAATATAGTTTGATCAGGATCTCCTACCATTATAAATTCTTCTGCATTGGTTGCTATTTTTTCTAAAGCTTTTCTTTGTGGTAC